TCGCCAGCATATGACCTTCGATTTTCTAACATCTTTTTAATTACATAGAGCGGAATGTTTCTATTCTTCCAATATCCGAGCTTACCTGACATTCCATTTTTATATCCTCGAATGTTATCAAAGCGTTTGAGACGTTCGCTTTCACTTAAGTTTCTATAGTATCTTCTTAAACTTTCTCTTAATTTATGTTTAGATTCCTCTGAGTATTTAATATATTTTGAGGTATCTCCACCAGTTCCACCAATAGTCAAATTATATCCACGGTTAATTGAATCTTTACTGGCAATCCAATATTTTTCCCGAATATCTAATTGTTCTTTAGATTCGCATCTTTCTAAAATGGTCTTATAAAAATTAGAAGTTCCATATTTCTTAATTGCTCTACGTATACGGAGCCCACTTCCCCAATACGTATCAAAGGTATTTGCAGAGTGTTGACCTACATATACTTTACCATTAATCTTATTTCGCAATTCATATATTATCACAGGATTCTTAATTATTTTAGAACTACCTTTTAATATTTATCAATTGCGCAAGCCTCATTAATTAGAAAGTGGAATGTTTATTTTAGGGTGATATTTATAATTACTAATAGTGAAATCACTAACACTAAATGAAGAAAGTACAGTATTTATATCATTAGTGAAATCTATTGATTTAGAAATAGTTAATGTAGGCAGATGATAACTTATTCTGTTTAATTGCTCGTTAACTCCATCTATTTGATTTAAGTATATATGAGTATCTCCTAAATTACCAATTAATTCTTCAGGTATCATATTTGAAAATTTTCCTAATATTTCTAATAATAGAGCATATGATGCTATATTGAATGGTAAACCTAATGGAACATCAGACGATCTCATATTGAAAATTAATGAAATTGCTCGAGTTGGGATATTCCATTCATGTGGAATATTTGCTAACTTACGATCTGCCCAACCTCGTAGATGAATTGGGCATAGGTTTTCGCGCTCTTCCCAAGTAAGTTCTCTAGTGTACACTTGAAATCCATAGTGACATGGAGGCAAAGTCATTTTCTCGAGGTCTCCGGCATTCCACGCGTTTACCATTAATCGACGACTGTCTGGATTAGTCTTTAAGTCATTTACCAGATTTGTGATCTGATCTATTGGATAGTCTACAAGTTCCTCTGGAGAAAACAATCCACCTCCAGAATCTTCAAGCTTCTTATTAGACCACGATCTCCATTGTTTGCCATAGATCGGACCAAGGTCTCCCCATTTTTTGGCAAATCTCTTATCTGTTTTGATCTTCGAAACGAAGTCTATTAGCTCTCCAGTAGAGTCCTGCATTTCATAATAGTCTACTGCTGCGTGAGATGCACTAACTATCATTAGATCGCCATCCTGCATAGATTCGATTGGAGTACTTCGATACTTCTTATATGCATCGCCCAACCAAATAGTATTCCCGTTCTCAAGAAGCCACTTAATATTAGTGTCGCCAGAAAGGAACCATAAGAGCTCAGTAACAATTGGCTTCCAAGCCATCTTCTTAGTAGTGAGAAGCGGAAAGCCTTCACTCATCTGGTGTCGGATCTGTCTGCTGAATACTGAAATAGTCCCAGTTCCTGTACGATCTGATTTCTTTACTCCATTCTCTAAGATGTCTCGGAGTAGTGATTGGTATTGTATATCTAACGTATTCATAATTTGGTCTCTAACAATCTTTTAATGTCCACAATTTAACAATACGCCGATTAAACCTATCATTCCAAAAGCAATGGCTCCTCCAATATTTGGATTATCAAATATGTTCATCGTTCTTAGTATGATATTTCTTAAGCTCTTCAGGAGGGTCAGGATAGAAAATTAACCCTGGAGGATATACTTCTTGATTTAATGGAATCAGCGGAATATACGATCGTCTAGTGTCAGCAACTCTTTGAAAGTTCTCTAACAGCTTTCGGATATTGTCGCCTCCTGCTGGATTCATAGAGTGCACCATAAAATTAGGCATCACTGCTGAATTGTCCAGACAAAAATCAATTAGCCATTTGGCGCAATGATATCCAGTCTTCTCAGTAAATTCATCGTATGGAATACCTACAGTCAGGTGTTGATAATGATCGTCAGCCAAGTCATGGTCGTAAGAAATAAGCTCAGGCCATTCGCCTTTAGCGTGTCCTTCTGTTATGATCTTGACAAACTCATCGAATGATCTGGCGATCACCCAATCAAGTTTCATATATTCCACCACCTTAGTATAGTGGAATGCGTCCTGAGGGACCCTAAAATCATCTAGGAATAGATTGTATCTCATCTGGTTAGTCTAATTTCCAAGAAAGGTCGAACTTCTCTCTCGATGGTGTATGCTGGTGCTGAATACTTCGAAACGATCTTGTCCATAGTCTCTTGACTTGGGATACCTGTGACTTGGATATCAGAAAGACTTTTGTCAAAGATCGTTCCACCTACGTCCTCTATCTTAGACAAAGGTTTAGTGTAATCGAATCGAATCTTATTAACAATACTAGTGGAACATGAAAGTCCGAAAACTTCCATGTCCCACTCAGCATCTACTATAAAATCAAAAAGCTCTTTCCCTAATGGTCCATATAGAGTTATTCTATTTGGAAGTTTTCCATACTGAGATCTCAGTTCCATTAACTGGTCTGAGAACATCTCAAACAAACCCTTAGAGAAATCCAAGTTCTTCTTATATGGAATCTTGAACGTCATGCCATGACTTTTGAGTCTGATAGTAATTTTGCAATTATCGGGTTTACTCGATCTGAACCCTTTCCTTCTAGCCTAACTGAACCGTCTGGAAAATAAGTAAGTGTACGATTGATTTCATCTATACACTTTAACTTAAATCGATCAGAAGTATCGTTCAGTACACTAAAGTGATACATGAATTCTTCGCGATCGATTGGCGATTGACTAACTTCAGCATACGCCTGCAAAGTGTCGTATACTCGTTCAGCTTGTTTAGACGTCAGTTTTTTCATTTTACGATTCCCATAATAGGTGATTCCTGAACACTGATAACTGAGAAATCTGCGATTGCATCTTTGAACTTATCTCGCATCTTACGCTCTGCGTCAGAGATAGATTCTGAATCAACTAGATAATGCTCAGTAAATTTTTTGATCTTGCCTGTGGCACTATCAACATTTTCGAATTTGGCTTTTGCTAGATAATACATTTCGTATAGTTATTTTGAATGGTTTGCTATGATTTGTTGAATGTACTCAATCGACTCGGTACTTCCAACTAGAGTTTCATATGATTCAAACAGCTTGACAAATTCAAGCTCTCCCATACTTTCATATAACTTCTTAAGTCGGTCGATCGGCGGTACGATAGTTCGGCTGATGCTCATACTATCATATACTACGGACTCGCCCATAGTTTCCCTTGAAGGTAGGGAATCGCAAAGAATTTTTTCCGTCTTGGTCGCAAGATTCCTCGAAAAATTGCACTTTAATTGTCATCCCAATCAATTCTTCAGGGTTCTTGAAGTAATGTCGACGTTGATCAATAGTAAAACCACTTCCTACTTTTACAGGATCGCCTTTGTGTAGGATAAGAGCTGCGCTAAGCATGTCCTCTTCACGCTCTAGACCTTCAACGATAACTCGCTGTGGTGCCATAATAAGATCTTGGACAACATACTCAGCATCATAGAAATCCTTAAGCTTAAGCATGTTTCGAGTACGCTTTCCTTCATACCCTACATTACGACGAGCAATTAGTCCTTCCCAACCAGATTTCTTAGAATATGCTGTGATTTCAGCAATTTCTGACTCTTCGGTAATTAGAGATTGGTTTAAATTTTGAATAGTCGCATATTCAGATTCATTAAGGCGACTTCGACGGATAAGACGTTCACTAAGAGGGACTGCTCCTTCTTTGTTTTCAAACTCTTCAAGAGTAAGGAAATCAAATACCCAATATTTGGGATTCTTAATCGTATGGTCCTTCTTTTGAAGTTCCTTTAGGATGCCCTGAAAGTCATCAGACCCATCTTCATTTTGCATACAGATTTCTCCATCAAGTACACAATTTGAAATGCCTAGATCTGTAAGATCCTTTTCAAGTTTGCCTAGCGTATGGAAGGGCTTACCTGCTCGTGAAAAGAATTGAATATTGCCGGGCTCTCGAATAACTACAATACACCGAGCACCATCTAGTTTCCTGGAGACAATCCACGTACCATCTGCTAAGTTGACGCCTTTTACTTTCTCTACTGGATGAGCAAGCGCTACATCAAATGTAGGAATAAGATCTGGAATAACGTGATTGATAAGGGTCTCGGTTGCCCGGGTCTCAAGATTACGGTCAATGATTTGAAGGATGAGGTCTTCGTAACCTTCGTTCTTTTGAAGATATCCTTTCACTTTAGACAGGGCATCATGCCCAGAGATCTTACGAAGAGCTAGTGCATCCAACAATTCAAATAGATTGGAGTATTCCAATTCATCTGATGCGACCTTCCACTTCTTTAAGGTCTTTGCAGTTACATGAAACTGCTTATATGGATGATAAGTATAGAGAAGAACCTTTACAATAAAAGGATCATCAGCATATTTGCCAAGAACTGCTTTCTTATGCAAACTAGAATTAGAGAGATTCATCTCATCGACAAACTCTCGAAGCCTACTAAAATTGTCCACCATCAATTATGAGGATTGAAATGCTGAATATTTTCTTGTTGTGCTTTCTTAGCAGCCTTTCGGGCTTGAGAGTTTACTCCAACATTCGTTTGAGTAGCGCAGCTACTCAATGTAAATGCAACAATTAATGCAAAGATTGTCTGTTTCATAGTCGATAGATATAAGATAATTATACCCAATCTAGCGATCTATTAAAATCACATAGTCATTTTGCATTCTCCTTTAATCTTATCAGCATACCATCCTCCTCTGACCTCTAATGCAAATTGACAAGGCTTTTCGCTTTTGTATATTGGAAGTCGAGTAGGGTCTTGTCCAGAGTCAGCTTTCATTGTCGTATGACCAATACACTTCATAGACCGGTCAAAGAACAGTATGTCCAAGTCAAATGGAACATTCTTCATCCAAAAGGAAAGCGGTCGCTCATGATCATACACGAAAAGGATACCTTCATTGTCCTTAGGTGCAGACTTAGTATTCATATAGCCTTTAGCCTGACTTTCAGGAGTAGACGCGATCTTTACCTTCAATGGATTAGAACCTACCCGGATCTCAATATCTCTAGAGTCAACTTGGTTCTTTCTGCAGAACGATTCGAATAGTGGAATTGTGTGACCTTCAATAACCTGACTCATTCTGTTCTAGCTTTTTGATGCGCGATCCTAACTTCTTTATAGATCGTAGAATAGTATATTCAGATGTATGTTCCTTAGAACTATTATCGTCATCGTCAAATATATCATCTTCCTCTTCAGGCTCGTCTACATCAAAGTCCATTGACCCAGGGTCGTTATAATGGTCTTTATAATTTGCCCATTCATGATCCATAGTCCAGTCATTTCCACCAATATAGTCCCCTTCTTGTTCCAATAGTGCTCGGAATCTTGAAAAATTGACTAGTTTCATATTACTATTTATCTAACAGCGAAGAGGCTGCATTTATGCAGCCTCTTCATAATAGTACTGATAGTAAAAAGTTACAAAAGGTATTACGCTAAACTATAGTTTACTTGTCTGGATCTCCATCAATATCTTCTTCTCCTTCGGCGCCTTCTTCACCCTCTTCTCCTTCAGCTCCTTCTTCTCCTTCTTCTTCCTCATCTTCTCCGCCACCTTCTAGCTTTTCGATACGTTCAGTAAGATCTTCTACCATTGCCTTAAGATCTTCAAGAGTTACCTCTTTTTCCTCTTCGTCACCTTCTAGTTCATCTCCCTCTACTTCATCT